CTATAGACCGCGTCAGTAATAAGAGTGTCGTTGCCGTACGGGTCTTCACATCCTGTGTCAATTCCAAACCATTCTTGGAATAACTCATTAGTGAACACCAGCGGAAAGTCGCGTAGCGTGAGATTGTTGACTAAGTATTCATCAATGTCCTGCAAAAGTTCTGTTGGACATCCATATAAGCTCGCAAACTGGTCGTAGGTATCAGAATCTGGATATTCCACAATGCCACCTGCAAAGCGGTAAGGGTTCATGTCTCGGGTGTCTTTGAGAGCTCTGACTTTTTCTTTTTCAGCGTCATTCACGATGGCCTGTATGATAGCTCCGATGATAGGAACGTGACGTCCCATCGGTGCCATACTGAGTGCCCATCCCTTCAGAAGCCGGTTCCTGATTTTATCGGAGTGTCCGCGTAAATTCAACAAGGTTTTCGATAGTTGTCGTAGTGGCATTACGCCATAACGGTACGCCCCTCCAACCCTGACGAAGTAACCAGAACAAAAAGTAGTCGTTTCCAAACTCTCTCTGGGTATCCATTCGTATGTCATGCCCAGACGCTGGTAATAATCTACTTGTTCCTCCGTGCCAAAAGACCCATTGTGGAATGTGACTCCATCGTCTCCACTGACGAGCATGTCAAAATTCTCAACTCCGATCTTGTGTAACACAAATTTCTGTTTAGCAAAATTGATGATACAGTCTCCGACGTAAGTCCAAGAGTGACCAGAGCACATTGAGTTCGAGCTTTTAATCATAAAATCAGTAACAAAGTCAACGACTCGGATTTTCCCGGCAAATTTCTTGAATTGTTCGTTCAGGTCATTATCATAAATGACTTTAGAGAACACTGCTTTGAGAATCTGCCAATCCGCGTCTATGAAAGCTCCATCGAAACTAGATCCATCCCCTTCCCCTAAGTGGTAGTATTGGTCAGCTAGCTGTCCTGCTATTTCTCCGACTTCTTTGGAAGTAAGTCCTCCGACACAATGCATACCAATGTCTTTGAACTGTTGTTCCTTTAGCCAGGACGCTATTTTCTCCACGATCACTCCGAATGCCACCACTATCTCTTCTGGCGGATTATTGATATCGCGAGTTTTGAGTGTTTGTGCAGTTTTACCCACATAAGCCTCTGCTTTCACGAAAATCTTAGTGTACCAGCTGGTTGCATCTAACCACTTGCTACCATACTTCTTCCACATACGTTCCCTCTTCTTGGCAGGGAACTTCTGTAGATATTGTAGGCGGTCAGCGTCAGTTACATAACCTAAATCGAGTTGATCTAACTTGGAGACCCAGGATTTGGAAAATTGGAGGTACTCACGAACTAGTTCCTCGTCAATCGTTTGAGGAAACAACTTTCTGAATTTGAGAGAAGCCACTCTATTGTGCGCGTCTTTTATATTTGGAACCGCAACAGGAACCAACCCAGTCGTGCCAAAGAGTTCTACTTTACTATCATCATACTCAGTTACTGTGTCCACATCTTTGATTGATGAGTCTCTGATATCGGGAATTTCTTTCTCCGTGCTGATGGTTCTGAAATAAGTCTTCGAAGCCGGTACATAGCTGAACGGGCTAAGACCTTGGCTGTTTATACTCATGGAACCAACAACTTCCTCCTCAAAGTTGACTCTATACCTACATCCAATGCCATAATCGAAGTTCTCGTTAGGTCCATGCACAGCGTCTAGAATGTTCATTACAGAAAATCCTGCTCCCATCAGTGTAAAGGCGCTGGCTCCAGGGAAGTTCCTATTACGGATTCCCAGGTAACTAGCCAGAGCACCCATACCCGTATTAAGAGCACGTAGTCCGTACCAGAACAATTTCTTACGCTGTATACGCCTCTGGAGATATTCGTCTAAGTCCCCTCCAG